TTAGTGAAATAGCCAAGGCTCTAGATAGAGAAGAGTCTTTGGTAAAAAAATTACTAGAAGACTATGAAGAAGAGACTAGCCCCCTTACCATTAATGAGACCTCCGCTGGTAATAAAGGGGTCTCAATTATGACAGAGGCTGGTTCCTACAGAGTGGATTCAGCAAGAAAACGTGAATCAGGGCCAACAAAGACATCAGAAGAAACACTTCATAAGATTCATGAGTAAAAAAAGAAGCGAAAAAAGCAAGTACCCCTCTAGGTACTCCCCTAATGGATGGGTCTCTGCACCACAATACATAACTGAGTTTGTATGTGAGAAGAAGGCTCAGGCAGACCGCAAGGAATTGCCTATTAAATTCTGGGAGATAGACGAATGGAAGAAGTACTTTCAATACCAAGTTACCCTAGCAAATAAGCTATTAAAAGACTTCTCAGAAGAGGCTGTTATAGCAGCACTTAAGGATAATCGTTGCTGGAAAACTTATTCTCTTAGATCTCCTTTTCTTCAGGGTATAATTAAGGAGAAGCAAGCCTCTATAAAAGAACGAATATTTAAAGAGTATGAGATTGTAGAGAAGCAAGAAGTAAAGCATAAAAGCAACAACAATAAAAAATCAATTATATCAAAGCTAAGGGAATTAGATGAGTAAGGACATTATCAAAGAATACGGTGATGTCCTTCATGATGCTAGCTCTATTATAGATAAACCACTAGAGGTTATCTCAGTAGGGCCAAAGCTAGACATAGCTCTTGGTGGAGGAGTCCCTGAGGGCTCTCTGTTTATCATGACAGGACCGGAGAAAGTAGGCAAGACAGTTACCGCTTTAAGTTTTTGTGCCAATGCACAGAGGCAGTACCAAAGAAAGGTCTACTACGCGAATATAGAAGGACGCCTGAAAAAGAGAGACTTGGAGGGGATATCAGACCTAAGTCTCGATCCTGAGCTAATGCAGATTATCTCCTCAACGGAAGGAAATATACTTTCGGCAGAAAAATACTTGAGTATCGTAGATAATATTGTTCACACTATGCCGGGATCAATAGCTGTAGTGGACTCCTTCTCGGCGCTTTCTAGCGAATCAGAACTGACAGGAAATCTAGAAGACATTCAAGTGATGACTGTCCAAAAGGTTTTAGCAAAGTTCTGTAGAAGAATCTCGAATGTACTCCCCATCAATAGAGTTACCGTAGTTGGAATCACTCACCTTATGGCTAATATGCAGAGGTTTGGCAGAGGGAAAGCAAAAATAGAAAAATCAGGCAGCGCCCTAAAGTATCAAGTTGATGTAAAGCTACATGCTTCACACTCCGTTCCGCTTATGCAGGGAGATACTCAGATAGGACAAACCATACACTGGCAAATATCAACGTCTGCTATAGGACCTCCGGGACAGAAAGTAGAGAGCCATATAAGATATGGTAGAGGAATTTGGAAAGAGATGGAAGTTGCCGATCTGCTGATAGACTTTGGCTTAGTTGCTAAGTCTGGAGCATGGCTAAAGTTACCCAATGGCGAAAAGGTACAGGGGAAGGCTAACTTTGCCCAATACTTGGAGGATAATCCTAAAGAGTATGAGGAATTTAGAAAACAGATCTTCGAAATGGTAGGTGTATAATGAGTGGAACAATGAGAATAAAAAAGAGCACAACATATCAAGTAAATTTATTTTTAGGCTCTATCAATGAAGAAACGAAAGAGCCCTTTTTTAAGAGAGATCTATACTGGGAGATAGGTCTTTTTCAAGACTCTCAAGAGGGATGGGTTCCAGTTAGAGTTACCCCTACAACATTCGTATGTGGAACAAAATACATAGAAACTGGCTGGGAGATAACTGTAATCAATTACCCACGAGCCTCTGCGGGAACAAAAAGTATAGATAATTTTATTAAAGGTTTAGCTACTCATCTACTAGAAGTTTTTAAACAAGATAGAATTACTACTACTTCCCCTACGAAAACAGTGATGTACGAAAGAAATGAAAGTTAGAGATCTAAATAACGAAATCCAAAATTGGAATCTAAGTGGCTATGTTGTCAAGGCTAACGACAACAGAAGGAAATCTAAACTGCATCTTTCGGCTAGAGTCTTACTTGTTGAGATGTTTCCTACTGTACAAATTTTGGAAGAGGTAATGGCTCCTTTGGCTCGATACGAGAAGTGTTTCTTTGATTTTTATATTAATACACTAAAGCTAGTTATCGAGGTACATGGGCAACAGCACTATCGTTTCAATACTCTTTTTCATACTTCGGCGCAAGATTTTTTGAATCAAAGGAAAAGAGATTCCAAAAAGCAGGAATGGTGCGAGTATAATAATATAACGTATATTGAACTTCCATATAACGAGGACATAGAACAGTGGAAATGCAGAATCAACCACAGGAACGACTAGATCATGTAGACTCTATTTTGGATGAGTACGAAGGAAGACTAGGGCTATCACAGTATACTGACGAGTTTCATGACACTTCTGTTAAGGACTATATGTCCATGCCTAGGCAGCAAATGGAAAAGCTAACTGTCGAAGAGTGTGCCGAGGCAGCTCTTCTGCTTGGTGGTTTTTCTTTTTATCTACAGCGTTCTTATAATAGAGAACTAGCTAGGGTAAACTGGACTAACTCTTGTATTAAGAGCATGCTTGCTGGTAGAGAGAGTCAGTACTCTGGTTCTTGGGAGAGTCAGCAGAACCAAGCTATTAAAGAAGACAACTATGCAAGCAAGCTAAAAAAGATACAAGTCTATGCGCAACAAAGAGCAGACAGGACTACCTATTTGGCCAACTCTGTAAAAAATATCAGCGACTTATTTGTTAACCTTCAAAGAGCAAAGTTGAATAGATCATGAGTAAAGAAGAATTAAAAAAGATGTTAAGCAACATGTCAAAAGAAGACCTAATGCAGGTAATAGCAGACATGAAAGACGACCAAGGGGTTCATTCTATTGATGAGAATAAGCCTGAATCTAATAACAAAAAAAGGAGAGGGAAAGGAAAGAGAGGAAAGAAGACTGAAGCTAAGTCTAAGAGGAGAGGAGAAGGACGCTCTAAGAAATCTTTTGGAACAGATAAAGGAAACAAGGCAAGAACAAGTAGCATGGATGTTTCTGGGAACAGACCAAATAAGTTTGAAGACTTTATGAAAAACTCTAACCTTTCTAATGCAGAAAGACAAGAGCTCAAGACTGCGGAAGAAGCAGACAAGGCGAGCAAGAACTTTGAAAGGGCTCCTAGAACAAGAGAAGAGGCGTCTTTGGTTGAAGTGGAATGTATGGTGTGTGGAAGAGAAGACGAAGTGTCTGCGGTTACATTACAAGATATAAATAGATATACATGCAACAGCTGTTGCGTAAGGAGATAAGATGATTTTACAAGACCTACCAGCAGAACGAGCCATCCTTGCAGGAATTTTTCGACATGGATCAGACGCATATTTTGATATAGCAGATATAGTTGATGAGAACAGCTTTACTCTAGAGTCTAACATGTCTATTTACTGTTGCCTTAAGCACGCGATAGAAAAAGATGACAATGTTAAACCAGATGTTCCTTTAATACTATCCGCAGCAAAAGAGATAGGCTTAAACGACTTTTTTAATAATCAGGAAGTTTCTCATTTAGCGTCCATCATAAAGTTCCCTGTCTTACTATCTAACGTAAGAGGCTTTGCAGCTAAGGTACGCAAATTACAAATAGCTAGAATGATGTACGATCAGCTTGAACTGACTAAAGAAAAGTACACTGAAGTCAAGGGGGACGAGCCTATCTCTCAAATTCTAGGCATAGCGGAGGAGTCTATCTTTGACTTTGCCTCCATCCTTTCTGACTCAGACGAGGCTCCAAGCAAGATGTTTTCAGATGTCGAAGAATACTTGGCAGATCTAGCGGAAGACCCTATTGACCAGATAGGTATCTCTACTGGTTTCAATCGCTATGACTTTGCTATAGGGGGAGGGCTTAGAAGGGGCACTGTAAATGTTATAGGCGCTAGGCCAAAGACAGGAAAGACTTTACTAGCTGACAATATGGGAGTCCATATGGCTAGGCAAGGTATTCCGGTACTAAATCTAGACACTGAAATGAGAAAAGAAGATCATCAGAATAGAATGATGGCTATGCTTTCTGACGTTGAGATCAATGAGATTGAAACTGGTAAATTCTCTCAGAGCCCTTTAAAAAATCAGAGAGTTATTGATGCGGCCAAAGAGATAAAAGACATTCCCTACTACTTTAAATCTATTGGAGGCATGGCTTTTGAAGATCAAATCTCTATTATGCGAAGATGGATAGCAAAGGTAGTCGGAATGAATGACAAGGGCAAGGCAAATGATTGTGTCATAATTTATGACTACTTAAAGTTGATGGACTCTGCTGCTATTAAAAGCGACATGAAGGAGTTCCAAGTTCTGGGATTCATGATGACATCCTTACATAACTTTGCATTAAGATACGAAGTTCCAGTATTATCTTTCATACAACTGAATCGTGATGGTATAAATAAAGAGACGACAGACACTGCTTCTGGTTCAGATAGAATCATTTGGCTCTGTTCTAACTTTAGCATCTATAAAAATAAGTCTGACGAAGAGATTGCTAAAGATGGACCTGAGAATGGAAATCGTAAACTCGTCCCCGTCATCTCTCGGCATGGAGAAGGACTAGAAGATAAAGATTACATCAATATAATGATGAATGGGGCTTATGCTAGGATATCAGAAGGAAAGACAGCCTTCGAACTAGAGGATAACACATACGAAGATGAACCAGAACAATACTCACCAAGCGAAGACATCCCATTCGTATAAGTATGGGGACTTTGGCAAGCTGAAACAACTATCCGCCCTAGCAGCGCAGCACATAGACCAGATCTATGAGTACTTTGGAATAAGAGCTAGCTACAGGAACGATATACTTATAAAGTCTTGCTGTCCAATACATGGCGGAGATAATCCTACAGCCCTAAACATGTACCCTAAGGCAGACTACAAGGTTCACTTTAAATGCAGGACACATCAATGCGAAGATTTGTTTGGCAATAGCTTAATACATTTCATAAGAGGGTGTCTCTCTAGATTTGAATATAACTGGGAAAAAGAAGGAGACAAGGAAGCTAATTTTTCTGAAGCTGTAGAATTTTTATTATCCTTTCTTAAACAGGATTTTAATTCTTTAAAAAGTGAAACAGTAAATATTGAAAAG